AGCGTCGTCGTCGCTGGTTCGGTTAGCGGGAAGTAACGCACGGCTCCGAGGGCGACCGCGACGGTCGTCGCGCAGTCGGGCAGCTTCGCGCGAGCGAGGCGTCCGAGGGAGTCGGTCGCCGTCACAGCCGTCGTCGGGTTACCCTGCGCGTTACCGTCCGGGAACTTCGGAACGAAGTCGTTAATCCATCCGAGGAAGCGCACTGACGAGTTCGCGGTGAACCTAATCCGCTTATCGGTGACGAGGTTCGGGTAGTACGCGCCCGCCGGGTTATCCGGGGTGAACCTGCCATCGTCGTTAAGGAACGTCAGCGAAAGCGTTCCGGGCTGCCCGTCGTCGGACTGCGACGCCCGACCGCGAGCAATCGTCGTCCCGGCTGCCGCATCGACGTAGGCGGTGACGTCAGTCCAGACCCCAGCAGTGAACTCGATCTCTACGACGGTCGTCGGAAGAGTCGCCATTACCAGGCCGCCTGAGCGACTCCGCGTGCCACGCCGTCGCGGAGGATCGCGGATAGCTCGCGCGCTACGTTGTCAGCCGAGCCAGCGACGACGCCGCTAACGTGGATATGAATGTCTCCGCCACCACTACCGCCGCCGGTGAACTTATTCATCTGCGAGAGCGGGATGACAGCTTCCGGACCCGCTTCGCCGATGATCGCCGACGTCGCTCGGGTCACGATGCCGCCCTGGGCGAGGAACTTGGGAATGTGGATTCCGAAGTCCGTGCCGGGGACAGTGAGATCGCGTCCGCCGATGGTGTCGTTCCAGGCGTTCTTAATCGCTTGGAGCGCGTTCGAGGCGGCAGATCCGACGCCGGACCACATTCCGCTAAAGACGTTCCGGATCGAGTCCGCCGGACCCTTGATCTTGTCCCAGGCCCAGTCGATCTTCTCCTTAACCGTGTTCCATACGGCGACGATTCCATTCTTCATCGTCGTAAAGCCGGACGAGAGCGCCCCAATAACACTCTGGATGATCGGCCACGCCGTCTGCTGAAACCATTTGACGAACGGCTCGATCGCGTTCTTCCAGATCCAACTAAAGACGGCCTTGACGACGTTCCAGAGGGTCGTGTAGTAGGCGACGATAAAGTCGATGACCATCTTAATGATCGGCCAGGCGACCTGCTGAAACCAATTAACGAACGGTTGGATGGCGACGTTCCAGATCCAGCCGAAGACGGTTGAGATGACCTTCCAGAGCGTCGAGACGTAGAGCCACCACGCCTCGAAGATGAACTTGATTACCGGCCAGACGTAGGACGTAAAGAAGTCCACGACGGCCCCGACGACCGTCTTAATAACGGTAAACGCCGCATCGATGAAGTTACGGAACCAGTCCACCTTCTGGTAAGCGAGAACCAGTGCGGCGACGAGCGCGGCGATCGCGAGGACGATCAGGGAGATCGGGTTCGCGGCGACGACGGCGTTAAAGATCGTCATCACGAGCGTCCAGACCTTAAACCCGGCGACGACGACGCCGATGATCCCGACGACCGACGAGACCGCCGTCTTGTTCTCCTTGAGCCACTCGACGACCGTCCGGAAGATAGGAACGACGTTATTTGAGAGGAACTCGGCGAGCTTGGTGATGATCGGGTAGAGCTCGCGGCCAATACTGACCTGGAGACCCTTGACAGCTTCTCCGAACTTACGCTTAGCGGCGGTGTTCTCCTTCACCGCGTCGAGGTCTTTACCCGAGAGCGTCGTCCCGAGGCTGTCAGATTCCTCTTCGAGCTGGCGGATACCCTCCGCGCCCTTATTCAGGAACGGGATCATCGCTGCCCCGCCCTTACCTAGGGTGGACATCGCGAGTGCTGTCTTCTCCGCACCGTCGGGCATCTTCGAGAATCGCTCGCTAAGGCCCATAAGGACGTCGTGCATCGGGAGCATTTTCCCGGAGGCGTCACGGTAGGCGACGCCCATGCCCTGCGCGGACTTATCGTTCGCCGCGAGGTGCTTCGAGAGGATACCGAGCGACTTCGTAGCGACGCCCGAGTCCGTGCCCGTCATGGCGAAGGCGTGCGCGAGTCGCGAGGCTTCCTCCGCGCTACCGCCCATGAACCTTTTGAGGCCCATCGTCGTACGGCCCAGGTCTTGGAAAGCGTTGATCGAGTCCTTCGCGAAGTCCGCGAGCTTCGACGCGCCCCACGCCGCGCCCATGCCAGCGGCGACGCCACCGGCGGTCTTCCCGACGTCGCGCATCGTCTTACCTGCGGAGACGTCCTGGCCGAACAGCTTAAAGGTTAGGGACGTTACGGCCACGGTCTAACCTCGTTCCTTCTGTTGTTTCTGCCAGTCGTCGGCGGCTTGGGCGTACATGAGCCAGACGTCTAAGGGGAGATCCCAGACCGAGCCTGGGAACCCATGCGGGTGCGGAGTAATTCCCGGCCAGACGTGCGCGACCGTAATCATTCGCGAGTAGACGTGCTGTTCGAGGTCGCCGATGCGGGTCCGTACGGCCCCGCCGGACTTACGCCCGGATCGGAAGCCCGACGACTGGCCTACAGAGGGTCCGGCGACCCCGCAGGCTGGTCGGACTCCTCTTCGATGAACTCCAGCGCGTCGAGCGGGAAGTCGCACGCCTGCTCGAAGGTCAGCGCCTCGCCCGCCTTCCGGCGAGTAAGCCAGATGAGAGCGCCGACGACGAGGAGCCCGTCGCCGGAACCCATCAGCGAAGCGCCGTCGCTATCGGCGAGGGTCTGCTGTAAGTCGTCTACGCTTAGGCCGGTCTGCTTCTTTAGTTCGAGTAGGTCGAAGAGGGATAGCTTGTTAAGCGTCGCGACGTCGTACTCCGTGCCCTGGATCTTGATCTTCACTGTGCGCCTCCGTTGGCTACTTGCGGTGCTCCATCGTCTGGATGGCTTTATCGAGCGCGACACGAACGGCTGCGCTCATCTTCGGTTCGTGCTTTTCGAGGACTTCGAGGAAGTAGGGACTCCCGAACTGATCCACCCAGACCGTCTTCTGGTCTGCGTTCGTACCCTCTTTAGCGTGTTTCCTCGCGTCGCGTAAGCTCACTGACTTACGCCCGCGCGCGAAGACGGGGTGACGCCAACCTGTTGGGCTATCCCACTTCCGCTTGAGGATCTTCGCGCCGGGATCGCCGCCGCCGGTCGATTCGATGTAGACACCGACCTGACTCGACTTCCCGGCCTTGATCGTGACCTTGACGCCCGAGGCGATCGACTGACGAAGGCCGCGATGGATCTTCGTCGCCGGTCGCCGCTTCGTCGCCTTCGTCGTAGACATCGTGCGCGTACGTCCCGCGTGGTTCGCGGGAGCCTTTAGCGCGGCCTTCTTCACATCCTTAACGGCGACCTCGCCCGCTTTGCGTAGTTCGGCGCGGAGCCCGGAATAGAGCTTCTTGTCGAAGTGCTTCGCGTCGAGGAGGACGCGGCGGAACTCGCGAGCGTCTACGTTTAGCTCGGAGTGAGCGCCCATCGTTTAGAGCGCGGTGTCGGCGGTACGAAGGACGCACCAGATCGGCTGCGCGGCGGAGAGGTTATCGAGGACGTCGAAGTCTACCGACTGAGTAATCAGGTCGGTCCCGTTCGTCTTCGGAAGTTCGCCGTTAAGCTTGATCGCCGGGAGAACGATCTGGAGCGTCGCGTAGCCGGTCGATAGCGACTCCGCCGACGTGAACGTCAGCGTTAGTGCCAGCTCGGTATCGGCGACGTAGGCGCTCGTCATCGTCTGCGAGTCGTACTCGATCGTTAGCTTCCCGCCGACGTCGCGTAGGCCGTAGGTCGGCTGGCTCATCTTGCCAGCGCCGCCGTAGGCGTAGCGGTCGGCGTTGAGCTTGTTGTCCACCTTGACCGAGAAGTCCGTTACGGTCGCGACGGACGTACCGCCGGAGGCGATCGCGGTCGTCGTCGGTTCGGTCACCGATCCGCCGATCGTGATCGCGCCCTGCGCGAAGTGGAAGAGCGACGGTGACGAGACGTAGCTCGGCGTTGCGTAGCTCGTCGCGGTCGTCATGTCCTTAAAGACGAACGACGCCTTTAGCGTCGGGATCGCGCCATGCGCGGCGGAGATCTCGAAGGAGTCCACGACGCCGCCGGAGAAGGTGTAGGGATCAACGGTCCCGTCTACCCGGACGACGCCTTTCTGAAGCGTCATCGACGGCGGTACTGACGTCGTACCGAGGGTGAAGTTCTGCTGGTAGGTCGAGCCGGAGACGTTCGTCGAGACGCCCGCGCCGAAGCACGCCTTTAGCAGCGTCCCGAGACCCTTTGAGCACATTTCGACGGATAGGTCGCCTTTCGCCATCGTCTGTACGATTACCCGGCGACCGGAGCGGGCGACACGACCGCCGACGCGGATGCCCGCGCCCTGCTTGGTTGTCTTCTCGTAGTCGAAGGACTCGTCAAGGAACTCGTAGAACCTAGTGACCGTCGGCGACGTCCCGTAGGTTACTTCTGCAACAGAACCGACTGATGCGTCTTGGATTGCGGCCACTTTATGCCTCCACGGCGGTGTTGGACTTGCCCGGCTTCTTGGTTACTGCTTCGTAATTGCCGACCTGCTCCAGCAGCACTGCGGCGATTTCGTCGGCGACCTCGAACTCTTCGCCAGCTCGGATGGTGCGCCCGAGGACTGGAAGATCGATGTCTCCGACCGGGTTGATGTTGCGAAGTATTGCCACTGGTGCTCCTTAGATTCGGACGACGGCTGTAACGGTCGCGGCGATCTCCGAGACCCTGCCCATCGCGAGGATCTCGGGGTCTTCTGATTCGGATAGTTCGTGGGACGTAATGCGCGCGAGGCGTACCGCGCCCGAAAGTGTGTACCCGCTGCCTTGGAGGTAGTCCTCTAGGAGTCCGAGTAGCTCGTAGGCGCGTTCGGTGACCGTCTGCTGAATCTCCGGGCCGCCGCCACGGAAGCAGGAGAAGATCACGTCGACGGAGATCGTCTCCTCGCGGTGGCGCGCTGCTCCCATCGTCGCGAGGTCTTGCGTAGATCGAGCGTTCGCGACCGAGACGATATCGTCCTCGATGTCGATGCCGGGGTGTCCGTAGCAGACCTGTACAGGTGCGGCGTAGAGGGACTGACACGCCGCTAATAGGGCGGCCTTTACGTCCGGAGCCTGCGACCCCATTAGTTCACTCCGTAGCGCGGCGAGAGGATACCGACGACGAAGTTCGGGATCGCGTAATTCGCGACATATGTCATATCGCCGTCTGCTACGCCGCCCTGAAACTGCGGACGCGGCGTCTGCTGCGAACGCTGCCACCAGTGGCGGACGAGTTCGCGGGCGGCGAGGATCACGTTCGCCGGGATCTCGTCGTCCCCGGTCGTGTAGGTCACGACAATGTTCCGGATACCCGTCGGGAACCAGGAATAGTAGGAGTGAATCACTCCCGAGAACTCGTCTACGCGGTAAGAACTAGCGGGAAGCGTTGATCCGTTCGCGGTGATCGAGGTCACCGATCCGATCTGCGTCTCGGGTAGGACGAGCGTACGACTCCCGCCGTGGAACGTATGCGTGCGCGTTTCGAGGAGGTAGGGCCGGTCGATCGCGTCGATAACGACGGTCGCGGCGGCGAGATAGAGCCGAAGCTCTTCGTCGTGGGTCGTATTCGACGCCGAAAGGTTAAGGACTTCGCGGGCGTCGGCGAGGGAGATCAGGAAGCGCGGATCGGAGGCGAAGACATCGAAGATATCGGAGTAGGCCGAAGCGTTCGTCCCGGTCGCGACCCAGCGGATCTTGTAGCGCCCCGCGAGCGTCGGGGTGTAGCTCACCGAGTAGACGCCGGTCGAGCCGTGGGTAACCGATGGGGTCGCCGTCGTCGCGTCGGGCAGCGTGATCGTGCAGACCACGGTCGTCGCGTCGGCGAGTGTCCCGGCGGAGTCGCGGATTGAGACTGACAGCGCGGCTGGATCTCCGAGGTCGTAAACCGTCATTGGTCGTCCTTCGCTTGGCTGTCGAACAGCTCTTCGGTCAGTAGATGCGACTTGTGATGCCCGACCTTCACGCCTGTGTTCACCCAGACGGAGAAACCCGCGTTACCGGCGCGAAGGCAGAAGGTCAGATCCTCGCCGACTGGTTCGCCGTCCATCTCCGACTCCTGGAAGAACGGGAACGCGGCGTTGTACTTACGCCGCCGGATCTCTTCGAGGACGGATCGGTGAATAAGGAGGAACGCCGCGCCGGTCGCCGCGACCTGGATCATCGCGTCGCGTTCGTAGGTATCCGCTCGGACGGTCTTTAGTCGCCCGTCGGCCTGCGCGATCTGGTAGATCGTCGGCCAGAGCCGATCCTGTGATGCTCCGAAGCAGAGGCCGCCGACGACTGGGGCTTTCGCCGGGTCAGCGGTCGCGAGGAGTTGATCGAGCGCGTCGTGCTGCCAAGCCATATCGGCGTCGATGAACAGCAGCCAATCCGAGGTCTTCTCGTCGAGGAACGTCGCCGCGAGCGTGTTACGCGAAGCCGATACGTTCGCCGATGACCACTCGTTCAGTAGCCCAGTGATGTGCCGGGGGCCGTGCTGATCGTGAAGGAGCATCGCCATCATCGAGGTCGCGAAGTACGCCGAGACAGTTCCGGGGTGGATGAACGCGACCGTGACCGTCTTCGCGGGCGGTCGGGCTTTGATCGTTGGCTTGATTCGGGTCTTCGCCATTAGCTGAGCCTCCGTTAGTAATGCCTCCGTGTTCCCGCACGCGCTCGGCGTGCGCGTGGGGCCGCCCACGGAGGAAGGCGACCCCACGCTTGCCCGCTGGATCGGCGGGCCGTTCTCGTCCGGATCAGGTCTTCAGGAACCGGAACGCATTGAGGTCGGTAACGTCTGACCCCACGCGCTTGTACGCCACCAGGCCGCGCTGGCCGGTCGGGATACCCGAGCCGTCCACGACGTTGGCGATGAACTCGACCGATGTACCGATCCGGTCGTAGATCAGGAACTGGCTGAAGTCGCCGAGGATGGCGAGGACAGTCCCTGACGTGGTGGCCGAGGCCATGTCGGACGCCGACTTGCGTGGGCTTCCGAGGAGTTGTTCCGGCGTTCCGGCGTTCAGGTCGGTCCAGAAGAGCGAACCGTATGAACCCGTGGACATCTGACGGATCGTGTTAAACGTCGCCTTATTCGCCAGCCATGTGGACGTGTCTTCGTAACGCGATGGGACCGCGTTAAGAACAGCGAAGACGTCTACCGCAGAGGCGCTGGTAAACGATCCACGAGTGGTCGCCGTGACGGTTGATCCGGCGGTCGCCGAGATCGCGGTCACGATGCCCTTTGGTCCGGCGGAACCGGAGCCGGTAACGAACGCCGTACCTTCGGCGAAGTCGAACGACTCCGCGATAAGGCCGGGGAGCTGCGCCTGAAGGTTCGAGTCCTGGAAGATCTCGTAGGACGCGGTGATGTAGGCGGTCAGCTTGCCAGCGGTAACGCTCGGGCTCGCGAACGTCGGTGAACCGTCCGAAAGCGCGGAGCCTTCAGCGACCCAGCCGGTCGTTACGTTACCGACGCTAACGCCGTGCCATACGTTCTGCGTTCCTGTTTCCACGCGGGCGATCGAGCGAACCGGGTTGCGGGTCGCCGTTCCAGTGTGGATCAGGGTCGGGTCGAGCAGGGTGGGCAGGGAGTATCCGCCCGCACTACCTGACGTCGAAAGCGACGCACGAACGGCGGCTGCCTGCTCGGGCGTGTACTGCGGCTGACCACCTGTGCGCAGGTACTCGTTAAACGCGCTCATGTAGTCGGCGGAACCGTTCGCGAGAACGATTGGCGCGACGCCACGGATGCTCTCGACCTTACGGACGGCCTCTTCGATATGTGCATCGTGGACGCCCCGGAACTTCGAGTCCTCTAGCGCAGTGACTGCGCGTGCGATCATGTCGTCGCTGTTCGGATCTTGGAACCGGATTTCGTCGAGGTTCTCGAACGGGTCGCGCTTAATGCGAACCTGAACGCCAGCACCGAAGCCGCGTTCGGCGTTCTTCGGCTCTAGTGCCGCTTCGCGGACACGCTCGATCTTCTCGGCGCGTAGCACTGCTGCGTCGTGGGCTTCCTTCTTTGCGTCCCACTCGGCGAGGAGTTCATCGCTACGCGCGGCCTGCTCTTCTGATGGTGCTTCGACGGCCTCAAGCTCGACGAGTTCGGAGCGGATTGCTTCGAGTTCGCCAGCTAGGGCTTCAACCTTGGGGTCCATTAGAGGATGCCCCTTTCCCGCATCTTTATGCGAAGTAGTTTCTGCTGGATCTGCCGCTTCGAGTGATCGTCGATCGGCTCGGCGGGGGCGACCTCGGGCGAGGTGCCATCCGTGCTCGGCTCGGAAGTGAGCGCGGAAAGTCTTTGATGGAGCGCGAGGATCTGCTCGTCGCTTAGTGCGGCGACTTCGAGCTCGGCGCGGACTCCGACGATCGCGGCGTCCGCGTAGGCCGCGAAGATCGCGGGGCCGTACTCCTTTAGCGAGATCTCCTGACGGGTGACCGTTCGGAGGTTCCCGTCCTTATCGGGCTTAAAGCCGCCGCGCGGGGTCGGGGTGTCCGAGCGTAGGAAGGAACCCTGGAACGACTGCGCGGTGATCGCGCCTTCGCGGATTAGTTCGAGCGCTTCGTCGGCGGAAGAAGTCCGGGCGTAGCGGGTGATCGTAAGGAGGCCGCGACTATCGGCGCGGATCTCCTCCGGGGTTCCGATCGGCATCGCGAAGCGATCGGAAGGTCGCCCGTACATATCGCGACCGTGGTTAAACATGACCTTGGTCAGCCAGCCGGTACGGCTACCAGCCGGGGCGGCGTCGTTAATCGCCTTATTAAACGCGGCGGGGTCGATCCGTTCGAGGTATTGGCCGTCACGGTCGTGGATCGGCGTCTCGCTATTAAAGACGGCGGCGTAAGCCTCGACGGTTCGACCGTCGCCGCCGGAGCGGATGCGGATATCTTCGAGCGGGAATGCGCGCTGATGGATCATTGATCTGCCCCCTGGGTAGGCGCTGCCGACGCTGCCTGTACCGCGTCAGCTGTGTTAGGTAGGAGCTGGACGCTAATCAGTCCGGTGTGCTCCAGGAGTGTCATGTCGTTAGCGGTTAGCGCCGAAGTAATCGAGTCGGCGGTGTAACCGGCGGTTAGTAGCGTTGATGCGGCGGCGGATAGGACAGACATCGTTTCGGCGCGTTCCTTCTCGCCTTCGCGAAGCGCCGAGATGTCGCTCGTGTCGTACCAGAGGCGAGCGCCGGGAGGAACTTCGACGAGCTTGGATAGGGCGGCGCAGGCGGAGCGCCAGTTCGGGCGCATCGTTCCGTCGGCGAAGCGGCGCATCGCGGTCGAGTAGTTCGAGTACGTCGCCGCCTGAAGTCCTTCTTTGAGTCCGACGATGATCGACGGAACGCCACCGGCGGCGGCGATCCGGTTCTCGCCTGCGGCCTGTACGTCGGCGAAGCGCATTTGTTCCATCGTGTTACCGATGATCTGAAGGTCCGCACCCTGGTCGAGGATCGCGGTCTTCCAGCCGTCGGGGCCGCCGTGGCGGGCTTGCCAGCGCGCCTGCATCTGCTCGACTGCGCCAGGTGCGAGGGTCTGCTCGTACTTAATAAGCATGTTCGGCGTCGCCGCGTTGTTAAAGAACTCGCGCTTGTACTCGGTCATTGAGAGGTCAGCGTTGATCTCGCGAACGACCGGGGTGAGCCAGGACATTCCGCGATACGTTGAGACGGGATCTGGGATCGGCGACCAGTGCGCGACCTCTTCGACCGGGAAGAACTCGGGCTCATTATGCCCGCGACCGTCTTCCCAGTAGACGTATCCGAGCACCTCGCAGTCTTCGTGCATGATGTCTACCCAGTCCGGGCGTAGGCGGATTAGACGATCGCCGTCGCGGCGGATAAACGCATTACCGGCGAGCGAGACGTCCTGCTCCATCCGGGCGAGAAGCTCGCCGGTCGTCCCGCCTGGCCACGGGTTTTCGAGGATCGCGAGGGCGTCCGATCCGAAGAGGCGCTTCGTCCTCGCGTCACGGAAGCGGAACTCCGCTTCGGCGAAGAGGTTAAGGCGCGCGAGGATAACGGCGAAGACGATCCCGTTGCCTTGGTAACCCTCGCCGACGTAGCTCGCGAACGTCGGGAGGATCGACTCGGTATCGCCCGCCGCATACGACTGGGAAAGAACCGCGCCCGGACCCCAGCCGGAACCCGCGAAGGTCTGCTCCGGTAAGGCTCGCCGACCGCTGAACTTCTCGATGAGTCTCACTTAGTAGTCCTCTCGAAGTCCCACAGAAGAGCGAAAGTAGCCGTGCCGATCCCGGCGACGATCAGGGAAGCGGGAACGCTAACGAGTGCGACCCCGACGATCGCGAGAAGCGCGCCGAGGATGAGGACGATCAGTTGCAACACGGCGTCCCCTAGATAAAGTGAAGAGTCGGTGTAATCGGTACGCCCGCGCGGGCGACCCAGAGCCAGTGGGCGTACGTCGCGGCGACTAGCGGGCTGATGTCTACCGACGAGTCCTTCCGCGACCACTTCCAGCCGTCGCCTACGGATCGTCGAGACGCTCCGCCTACCGCCGCGAGGAGTTCCGGTTCGCCTCGATGACGGACGGACTTCTCGGCGATCGCGGTTAGGATCGCGCCGCAGGCGCGGACGGATTCCTTCCCGTCGATAAGACGGAATCTGACACCGGCTCGCTCCAGCTCGGGCAGTAGCGAGCCGATGGGCCCAGAGGGATCGACGCCGGTCTCGGCGGCGTGATGCTTCGCCGAGAGATCCGCGAGGCGCTCGGGAAGCCACGCGCTACCGCGCTGGCGATCGACGAGTTCGAGGACGCCATTCCCGCAGACCCAGATCGAGGACCAGGCGTGGTTAGGTGAGACGTCGGCGGCGAAGAAGAGATCCCCGCTCGGCGCTGACTCGGTTTCGGCGTCCACCCACTGCGCGCCGGAAAGGTCATCGCCTCGGGTAGCGGGTTCATCCCACCAGCCGAGGAACTCGCGAGCGAACTCCTCCGGCGGTAACGCTTGACGGAACGCCGCGAGGGTCTGCTCGTCAATCCGGCGACCGAACGCCGGGTTCGCGGCTCGCCAGCGATCGCGGTCGTCGAGGGCGCATCCGTCGGTCCCGATGACGTGCGCGCATCCGTCGGTCTCGCAGGTATTCGGGCGAGTATCGCCCCACTCCATGTAGGCGAGACGCGGATCTAACCTCGCGCGGCCCCGGTCGCGGATAGCGCGAAGGACATCGGAGTCCACCATTCCCGCGCTTGATCCGTAAAGGATCTGCGGGTCTGGTCTCGCCGCGAGCGTCGGGAGAAGAGATCCCATATGAACGGGACGAAGCGCGAAGGCTTCATCGAGGACGACTTTATCCCCGGTTAAGCCGCGACCGCCGCCCTTAGTTCTCGCCTTAAAGATAAGCCGCGACCCCGAGAGAAGCTCGATCGCTTCGTCGCCGTTGCCTCGATAGATCGCCTTAACTTCGCGATCGAGATCCGGTGAGGTTTCGACGAGGGTCGTCATATCGCGGAACGCTTCCTGCGCCGTCCGGAACTCGTGAGCGCTCCATACGACGAGTCGCTCGGAGGTAAGGAAGAGCCAGCCGAGGGCGGCCATCTTCTCTAGGCCGGTCTTGAGGTTCTGCCGCGGAGCGATTACGGCGGTCTCGAAGGCGACGGACTTACCGCCCGCGTCGTAGCCGAAGATCTGGTCAAGGATTAGCTGCTGTTCGGGGTCGGGATCGAACCCGGCGAGGCGGCAGACGTCGCCGACCTCCGCGCCATGCGTCCCGACGTACTCGACGCGCGACTCGAACGCCGGAGCGACGAGGCTAGGCGAGCTTGGCATCGCGCCGAGCTCGGAGTTCGTCAAGCGGGCTTAACGCGATCGAAGCGCCCCGCGTCGCGTCTTCGAGGGTAGCGGCGAGTTGCTTCGCTAACGCCGCGACCGCCGAGCCGGAATCCTGGTTCGCGTCGAGGCGGGCGGCGAGAAGGAGCGCCGTCGCGCCGAGTGGCGTCTCCGTACGCCCCGCCTGCTCTAACGTCGCTAACGTCGCCGCGTAGATAGATCCGCGATCAGTAGGAAGGTCGGAAACCGCGACGACTTGCCGCTGATTCTTCGGCGGGCGGACCCGCTTCGGGGAACAATTCGCGCACTTCTTCCGGACTCCGCCGGAGCGTTGCGGCGGAAGTCGGTCGCCGCATTTCTCGCACGATCGAGTCGCCATAGGCACCGCCGTGGATGAGTCGGACCAAAAGGGAGAGAAAAAAGGAAGGG